GGACAGGATCTAGGAAACTAAGAAAAATAGAAGAAGATTGGCTTGCGACATATGTTTCCATTTCTTATTTTTGTTCATTTTAATTCCATTCTGTTTGTTTGAGCTGATCACAGTTTTATTTCAGAATTCATTTCACTCTTTATTTTATTCAATTCATCTCTTGCTTTCGATGGGCCTGCAGAAAAAGGTTTCATCAAAATGACAATCAACATTTCGATTAATTTGTACATATTATTCCTAAGTGTTTCTTTTGCGGTTTCATCATAATGTGAGTAAAAAAGCGAGATTGCTTGATCAACTATTCTGTCTTTGTTATTGGTTAGAGTGATATCATCAATTAGAGAATTGAGAATTCTGAGATGGAAATGTAATCCTCCGAATATGCCACATCTGATTATTTGGTCGAAGAACTTGTTTTCCTTCCATGCCCTAGTGTCTTTTCTGCTTCCAAACACTAAGTTTGCATCAGACTCTAAGAAATTGTTGGAAACGATTGTCAACCCATCGAACTCTTCTATGTCAATTGCTTCAAAACCAGTTAAGCCTCCTTCTAATTCGAAATTTTCTTCATCAAACTCTTCATCAAAGTCAAGCATGTCATCAAACTCTTCATCCATGAAATTGACCAGATCCATTTCCAAAAGCTCATCTCTGTAATTTGACAATTCATACTCATCTATCACTTTACTGAGGGGCTCTTGCACATTAGAAAACGAGCGAAGCAACAAAGGTTTGTTAAGATTGTTTTTGTCGCAGATTTCATTGTATCTAATTAGGAAAGTGGATCTCAAGTTTTCCCTAAATTTAAAATCTTTCTTTTTGTCAATTTCTCTTTCTTCTTCATCTTGGAGATCACTCGTGAAAGCTCCTATTTTACTTGTAAAAGAAAGGAGTTCATCGAGACTCATTTCTTTATTAGAAATCAACTTTCTGTCTTCAACATCTTCCACGAAATCCAGAACCTTTGAATTCTCACTAAACTCTAGTTGTCCCCATGGCTTGAAGGAGAGTAGTGTGATTTTTGATCTATTGACGTGACTCAGTTTTAAGGTTTTTCCTGATAATGTTAGCCTTAAGTTTTCAAAATTGGATCTAGGAATTGAATAATTTAGGTTCTCTTGAAAGAAGACAGGCAGACCAAAAGAAGCACCATTCTTGTACAGGGTGCCGTTGTGCAGGACAGCACAATCAAAATCTGATATTTTTGAATTTTCAATTTTGAAACCAGACCATTTCTTGAGTAATCCCTTCAAATTGATCTTCAACAACTCGAGATTGTTGACATTGATTTGAGTGATCTTTTCATCTTCCAAAATTAACTCACCAATCAAAGATCCATTTTTGAACTTGATTAGACCTTTCCCTTTCCATGTTCTTTCGTCAGGATCAAATTTCTGAGCTAGTTGATAGAACTCAGTATAAGTCGTCTTCAAATTTGTCATCATAGACATGAATTTCTTCATCTTTGAATCTGAGTCTTTGGATGTTTTCATTTCACAATAGATCATCAGCAGTGCAAGGTCCTTCATTTTATCTGACAGTGATTTGACCCTTTGAAGATTCTTGTCGCTTGTCAAAGAGTATTCGATGCTCAATTCTCTCAAGAATTTTTCAATCATGTGTTCTTTCCAATCATCAGACTTGTAAATGCTAGTTAAAGTTATCATTTCACTGGTTATTCTAGGCAGTGCTAAAGACAGTCCTCTTTCCATGCTCTCATCAAATGATAAAGATAGCATTGAGTTTCGTTTGAAAGAATGCTTGATGATGTTCTTAAGAGTTGAAACAAAACCACCTTTCCTTTGAGCATAAGACAAAATTCTGTAAGTTTTAGGTTTAGATGACAAAGAGCTGGCGAAATCGTACAAACTAATGATGTTTTCGAAAGGGCAGAGATCCTGTGAAAGAGTGTCCTCATAATCATCCTTCAGCCACGGAAACTCATCTTTCCAAAACTTTAGGCTATCCTTGACATCAGTGTCCGAATATTTTGGTTTGAAAAGGTGAGGAAACCACAAAAACTTGCAGATTTCTTGGAAAGACACTAGAGTGGTTTCCGAAGAAGAAGGAGATTTAACTACCACATATTTCATAGGAGGAACATATGATCTCATTCTTTCACTGAACTTTGTCGGTTTCATGGAATCAATGACTACTATAATTTCATCATAGAACTCTTTAGAGGGAAAGGCCACCTTAAGATCATTCTCGCTGAAGAAATCCACTGGCACCAAATTTCTCAGAGCTCCAATTAATGACTGCTTGACAGTCGTAACTCTTGTTTCTTCTACTAAAACACCCTCCTCATCCACTTCTCCAGATTCAAACTTCGTTTTTGTGCAAAAACAAGGGAAGTTCAAGACGTAAGCGCTTGTTGCATATAATTTGTTTGAGGTTAAATAACTGAATGCTTCAGCACTCGCTGGAGCATCGCATTTCCTTAAAATTTTCATTTTGCTCTCAGTTGCATTTAAGCTTCTTCTGAACAGGCATTCTGGATTGCTCGTAAAGAACTCAAACCAGTCGCCTGACAATTTTTCATGCATTTTCTTTCTAAATGAATTGTATTTTTTGTTTTGGCCTAGAAGCAAAAATGTTCTTACTGTGCTCATGCCATTCTGATCAAATTCAAAGTCGTTTTTCATGTAGAAAGATTTTTCAATTCTAGAAAAAGACTCAGAAAATTTTATCATTCTATATCTAGTGAAATCAAATCCGAACAAAGAACAAATGTTCTGGTGATCCATCAGAAAAAAACCATAAGCAATCGCAGGAGTTTTTTCTAACAACAAAGCATAATCTTTAAAATGTGATCTATTGCTCAACCAACCTAGAGTTTGATAGTGACAGAACAATTGACACATTTGCACTATTGATGTAAGAGCAAGAGAACACCCGCTTTCCAGCAATTGTTTCCTCAGGTTAGATAGGACCTCTTGCTTTTGATACATGCCAGACAGAGGTTTGAGTAATCCTGCAGCGTAGACAAATTTTATGATGGGAGATAGAAGCGTATTAGACAAAAACCACAAAGAGTTGAATTCTTCTAAATAATTAAACGCTGATGGTGTGGACTTTTCTCTCGATTCCTTTATTGTGAAATAGTTCACAAAATTTTCTTGAGCGTACTCCAACATAGTCAGAATTTTCACTAATTTTTCAATGACCTCTGATTCCTGAGATTGTTTTTCTTGATCTGACAGCCTTGCGTACTTAGTATCAGTTTCGTTATCGTTTTTCAAGTCCCATCTTTCAACAGCCACGGATCTTATGTCTGAAAAGTCATCAGAGGACTCTTTGTCAGTCTTGAAGAATTTTAGTTTCCTAGCAGAGAAGAACCTACTATGAAATGTTTTCATCATTTTAATTTCATGCTCTTTCCCCGCACATTTGACAGCGCAATGAACAATGCTAGAAGTGAAGTGTAAAATGCCTTGTTCCATTCCTGTCAAAATCAGTAAGACGGTCGCTCGTCTGTTGATCATCCAGTGTTCGTCTGTGCCTAGAAAACATTCTTTGAATTTCTTCATTCCTACCTCTGTGACTTCTCTATCCATATGCAAAAGATATTGCTTTAACACACTTTCTGGTGCTTGCAATAATTTGTTTGCTTGTAAATTCAAAATCAGCATAAAAATGTTAAAAAGATAGTCTGGACAAATGGGTTGCAATATTGCACCAAAAACAGGCATAACGAATTTTTGACACCACGTCTCTGAATCTCCACTTTTCATGGACGTCAGCAAGTGAAAATCCTTGTTCTTAAAAAATCTGGAAATTTTATTCAGGTGTTCTGTTGTTCTAACTGTTTTCATGGAACCTTTCGTCAGCATTTCATTGTCACACTCCTCTCCTGTGATTCTTGAAAAAGTCTCCAAGAAGTGAATGGCAATTCTTGACCTTATGTCTTTAATAAGGATTTCTCTGTCTCCTCCTATCTGAGCTTTTCTGAAAACAGCAGAATAAGTGCCTCCAGTCAAAGTCAGGTCTTCCAGTATTTCTTTCAAGTTTTCGTAAGGATTTGAAGATGATGCTGACAAATCGTTCATAAGATTAGCAATGTTTTCCATAACTTTTACCCTTTTTCCAAATCTTTCTTGTCTTTTAAATGGATCTTTAAGTATCTTTTCTAACTCCTCAACTGTCTCAATATCAGTTAGGGTTGGATTAGAGGGCAAAATTGATGATGATTTGTAAGTCGAAAACTCTTCATATGATTTGTTGTTAATCGCATTTAGGAACTTTGTTTCGAGAAACTTCACTGGATCGGGAAATTTAGATGCTAAGTGTCTTTTAAGAGCAAACCCTGCATTTTTTGCAGCAGCTAAATTAAAGTCATGGTTTGAAAATTGCAGTGAATCAAAGTCTTTCCTTTCTAAGATTTTCCTCTTCCACATCTGTTCTTCTTCAGATCCTTTCAAAGGGGTTATAACCTCTTGAGCAGTGATTTTTTCTAGCACCTTGAAGTCAGATTGACCTCCTGGTCCGTCGTCTTTATTGTGAACATGAGATAAGTACATCAAGTTCAGGACAAAATCAAATTTGCTGACTGAAGCACCGGTGATGAAGTTTCTCAGCCCTCTGAAAGAGACAGTGGAGTTGTTTTGTGCAGAGAATTTTTGGAAGTTTCCAGCTGAGATTTCTGCTATTCCAACATAATCCCCAATGTCATCATCTTCCTCCAGATCCAAAGTTTCCGAAACTTCACTAGGAACTTCCATTAGAGGAGGGTGTTTGGTCATCAAGAAAAATTCGTCAATGATTCTTTTGACAATCCAAAGCTGCAATCTGGTCCTAAAGACTTTACTAATTTTCTTTAGACATTTCAATGGTCGGGGTTTTGTCAATCCTACTTTACACACTTCCTGATAAGCATGTCTCACTTGCATGAGTGAAGTGGATGTTCTTCCTTTTGACTCCATGAAAATCATCAGCGTGATGTTGAACATCTTTGTGATCTCATCAGAAGTGTTGAAGTGAACATGAGGTGAAGATAAGTTTTTATTTGAGAGCTCAATCCAAGTTCCAAAAAAAGTCCACAATCTAGAAGACAATCCAAGAAAATGAGACAACTTGTCTCGAGATAGAGATACAAAATCGAAAATTGCTATTTTCTCATCTTCATAACTAGGTTGAGAAAATGGTTTTTTTATGTTTCCGAAAAATTTTCTGTCTATAGAAATAGAAACATGAACATGAGCATTAGGACCGCTAGAAGAACAAAGGAGAAAGACTGGAAGTTTGTCTATTTGTTTCAAAACAAATTGCCCTGGTTTGGTTAATTGATTGTGAGACAAATTTGCTTCAATCACTATTCTTTCCCACAGATAAAACACATTGGAGTAATTGGTCTGTCTACACAAGTTGAAAAAGTTGTCAGACAAGGAGTGCTCTTCTCTTGATGGGGACGAAGAATCAATCAAAGGTCTTAGCATCTTGAGTGCAGTGCCAAACAGAGAAAAGTCAGAAACCTCTATTTTGTTCTCCAGGAAGTCAGAAATGTCACTTACATCAGAGTTGAAGTCGATTACTCTTTTCTGATCTTCTCTTTTGTCAATCAAAATCTCTTTCATAACTTTTGATCCTTTATTCCAATAGGTCAAGCCATTGATTCCGTTTTTGGCCACATACATAGCTTCTGATTCTGACAAATTAACTTGAGCACGATGATAGTGGGCTCTCTTCCTGGTTAGATCTTTGACCCACTCCTCAGCATTCTCCGTTGGATCATGCATTGAAAAACCAACATCGTCAGGAAACGATATAGAGTAAGACAGACACTTCTTCCATAAAGAGACCATTTCATTGTCAGAATCTGGAAAGTTCTGCAAAAAGTCCAAGAAACATTCCCCATTTGCTAGATAGGTGTTAGAATAAACGCCATCTGGTGCTCTGATCATTTCCAACCAAGGGAAGATGGAGATTGATTTAAAATTCGTTCTTTTCCCAAATCTTTCCTGGATATCCCCTACTTCCTTCATGAATTCTTCGATCATTGAAGTTGCTTCCATAGTGGGATCTCTAGAAAGATCTTCACTAAGCTTTTTCCTTCCTTTGATGAAAGAGGATTTATAAGCTAACCAAGATGTATTGGAGCACTCTTCCTCACTTAGCTTGTCAAGTTCTTCTTTAAAAGATCTGCCACAATCAGTCACTTTGTCATTTTTGTTCCCGAAGTCCAATAGAAATTGCTCTTTAGATAATTCTTCGAAGATGGTCTTGAACTGATCACTGAATTGTTGTCTATGCTCAATGTTGATGCTATTTTCCAGGCAATAATTCTGTAGCTGATGTCCTTGAAATCTATAATCAAACAATTTTTGAGCAAACTTTCTTTTGAAAGAATAATTGGTGCAAATGTCTCTGGATGAAATTGAAAGAACAACCTGGAACACATCTATGTTCAAATTTTCTCTCATCATCTGACAGGTTTTTGTGTATTTTGCCATCTTCTTATCATAAGTGAATTTAGAATTTCCAGTCACCTGAGTGCCCATTTCGAAGAAAAGCACCCCTTTTCCGTCCAAGTCCTTTAACAAGATGTCAGGAGTTCTGTAAGCATGCTCTTTTCCTGATAGTTCTGGAAAAACCTCTTCAATCTTCTCATCTGAGAACCCTCCGAAAGCTTTCAGCATAACAAATTCGTGCAAAACTTTGTTGGTTTCTGTTCTGTGCATGGTGAATGTTGTTGAGACACCCTTGCTGTCAATGACATCAAACTTGACAAAGTCTCCTTGCATGATTTCAGAGTCTATTGTCGTCAGCTTGTTTGGCGCGCGATCTGGATAGTGCTGAACTTCTTCTGTCAAAAGTCTACTGTGTTTGAATCTAAACATGTCTTTCTTCTTGTTTTCCTGGATCCCTCCT